ATAAGAAGACTGAAGCGGAAGCGGTAATGATGCCGGATATACTGGATAAGTCATATTAGTATCCTACTCTTTTAAGTCCATAAACTGATTCCATAGCACTAGCACCAGCACCCCCTGTTCTGATGTTAGAAACAAAGATATTTATAATTCTTTCTTCATCATTATCATACTGATCTACATTTCCTGCTCTGCTTCTATCTTCTATCAGATTGATAACGATATTATCTGAACCTCCGATCATACCACTTGTCTGCTGACGGGATATAACAGTCGCTGGACCTTTTATCAGTTCTGGACCAATTTCTCCAGCCAATCCGAATGAGCCTGCTGGTATGTATCCACCACGGTCGTGAGCACCAGTATAATTTATAGATTTTATCTGAGCAATAATACCCATTCCCTGAGCAAGAACCTGCATCCAAGCCACCAAATTCATCGGAAATGGAGCCGCCATCGCATTCGCTACACCTTGATATACGGACATCAAAGAACTTGCTACTGCGAATGATTTTTGTAAAGCAAAAAGAGTCTTATATGTGCCACTTGTTTGATCAAAACCACTAGCAATAGAACCAAAATAATCTGACATCGCTCCGCTTGCCTGTGAATATACACCTGCAATCTGACTAGCAGACAGTTTTGAATTCTCAAAATTTGCTTGTATAAGGTTATTCCAAGTTAGTCCGTATTTCTCAAGTTTTTTGCTGAACCTGTCTAGCGAATCAGTATTTGTATCTGCATTCCAGTCTTCTTCCTGCTGTCTTATTTGGTCTAAAATATCCCGTCTTTTATCGGCTTCTTTCTGATAGTGATCCTCATATAATTCAGAAAGTTTCTGGAGATGCAAATCAGTTAACTGCTCTTCTAATGCACGATATTCGTTACTGCTGATTATCTGATTATTCAAAGCAGTTTTCAGTATTTCCAGTCTTTCAGAATACCGTATTTTTTCCTGCTCGATATTATCCAACTGACTAAACTGCATTCTCTGAATCTCACTAACTAACTGCTCGTAAGAACGACGTGCTTCGTCAGTAGTATCTTTCAGATTTCTCATAGACCTGCTAGCACCTGAACCAGTTTTTCCAGTCTTTCCTAACTGCATTTCTACATCTTTATAGCCAGCAATAGTCTTGTTATTCAGATTTTCTATTGTTTTCAGTCTATTATTTATCAGTTCATCGTATTTTTCATTACGATCTTTATGATTTTTATCTTCTATATCCTTTAGTTTCTGCTGGAAAGATTCAGCCAACTGCAGTTCATCTTCCTGCAAGCCTTTGTTAGACTCTGCTACAACTTTTCTCTGTGAATCATAGAACTGTCTTAATGGGTGCTCAGTAGGTAACTGTAAAATCTGTGATAGATCTACTTTTTGTGTACGAGGGTTAAGAAGTGGAGTATTTTCAAGTCCCAATTCCTTGATTTTCTCCAGCATCTTGACCTGCATATCGGCTCGCATAGATATCTCTCTAGTAGTACCATGTACCGACTGATAAAGTAGTGATCCTGCCCTTTCTGCATATAACTGAACTTTCTTAAACCATGTATCGAGTAGACCTGCTAAATCGCCTAAACCTAATCGAACAAAGTCAAACCAACCCTCAAAATATCCGATTTCTGCCTTGCAGGTTTCTTCACCTGAATCTGATAAATTCTTGAAAAAATCCTTAAAAGGATCCCATAGATTATGAATTGCGTTTGATATAGTCGAGAATGCACCATTAAACGCTCTCACCAGTGAACCAAGTACCTGCTGACCCTCGATAGATTTTATCCACTCGCTCAATCTGTCTAATGCCTTAACAGATTCTTCAATACTGCTTGCTATCTGCTTACCAACGTCGCTATCAGCAATAGCAAGCCACAGATCACCCCAAGCATCACCCAATCTCTTTGATGCACCTGTCATCCCCTGCATCTGATAATCAAGCGTTTCTGCAAAATTGCTAGCAGATAACCGTCTAACATATTCCATAAGAGCGGTATTTGTAGCATCAATAGTCTCTTTTTGTCCTTTGAAAGAGAGTTCTACTTTATCCCCTATCTGAGTTGCTTGAATACCTAACTGCTGAAGACTTTTCAGACGTCCAAGCATAGCATTAGACAAAGTTTGTGCTACAGATACCATAGATTGTTCAGTACCAACTGCAATAGCAGATATAGCCTTTATATTTTCTTTTGTGGGAGCAATACCTGACTTGTTCAGTGCTATTGCTGATTTAGTTATATCTTGAAAATCTTGCGGTAATTCTCTTGAAAGATTATTAAGATCTTGAAATAGTGCCTTTGCACCAGATATCGAACCTGTGATAGCCGATAATGATGAAACGGTTCGCTCCATATCCTTGAGTGAACCTGTAATTTTGTCAAAACTGCCCTTGATACCTGCTAAAGCAACGAACCCACCGACTAAACCTTTAAATGATGAGGTTACTGAATTTACTAAAGAACCAACATCAGATCTAATAGTACGTAAGGATCTTCTGAATCTATCTGTATTTAACCCCAGTACTGTTCCAGCATAATTAACTATTCTAGCCATTTTTCTTCCTCAGCATAGATTTAATTCCCTCAGCAGTAGTGGTCTTATTGTCAGATTCAGACTCTTGCTTGTATATTTCTATCCAGCAGTCGATTTCCTCGTGTGGTAATTGCATCAGATAACAGAGAGGTATTCCTACCTCCCTAGATATCCTAGCCATTATTCTACCGTAGTTTGTTCTGAACTTTTTTTTACCTCATCGGAGTTTATCAGACTGCTTTGAGCATCCATAAGTCTCTGCAATAGCGGTAAAGGCAAATCACATAAGGCTCCATAATTTTCTGGATTTTCAGTCCTGTTGCCATCCTTATCACACATCATAAACATAAGACTATAGAGTGCCTTTTCATCCATGCTAGCGGACTTCAAATCGTTATCATAGATGTAATACAAGTGCATTCTTTCACCAGCGTTAAAAGACTTCAGATATATCTTTAGACCCTGCTCAATTTCGTCCGCAGGAACTTCTACTATCGGTATATCTATCCCAGAAACATAATTCTTTATCTTTTCCAGATACATTTTTACTCCTTATGATGCATCAGTAAAGGTCACATCGCCGTTAATTCGCATTGAAATTTTGGCACGAACACCGTCCTCGTTAGAACCTGCTACAATGGCGTAACCGGAAATAGCCGCATCAAATTCGGCTTCATCACCATTCTTCCACTGCAAATGCACATGAATATTAGAACCTGCTTCTGCCAGCGTTTTCAGAGAAGCCTGATTAGTATCACCAGCATACTTGTAATAAGTCATTTCAATTTCAGAAGTGTCTTTCATGCCAGCAATATATCTTTTGGTCGTATCTGCCAGTGTGGTCTGTTCTACAAAAGAACCAGTGTTACCGATATCACCAATTTCAGTCAATCCGTTCCAAGGTTTTTCAGTTTGATCATTCGGACCCTTGAAGGACACGAGCAAGCCAGCAATAAGAGTAGCATTTTGTGGAGTGTAACTAAAAATAGGAGTAACCGTCATAATATACCTCTCTAACGTGAATTATAATTCATTCTAACCGATTCATTATATGCAGAAATGATATCCTGCTTAATTCTATTCATTATCTGTTCTTCTACAGTATTGTATGACTTCATAACCCAGTCATTACCCTTTATGCCCTTTACCTTAGACCCATTATGTATTCTAGATCTACTGCTGGATAAACGACCAGTATAATGGTCTGAAGTGCCAAAATTCAGCCAGATACCACCATAAGTCGGAGCTCTAATCTTTCTTTTCCTGCCGGAAAAAACTGTCTCACTCTTTTTAGTATTTCTTACTCCGACAATAACACTCAATCGGTCATTTTTTATTTTAATTCTGCTTCTTAAGCCACTTTTCAAAAGACCCGAATGAGCAGTACCGTATTTATTCAATCTGCCGTTGCTTAATGCTACTCCAGATAATTCTTTTCTCTCTTCCTGCAGGAACGTTCTCATTCCTTCACGAAATGCACCTCGCAATAACTTATTTCTAGTCTTATTATCTAAATTTCTGCTTATATCTGCAATATATTGATTTATTGCAGATAAGGATAACTGAAAGTCATAAGCATCAAATAGTCTACTAGTCATTGCATTTAACGTTAAATTTAAGAGTTAATAATGACGCAAGGTACAAGTCTGAATTCGGTTCGTACTGTAAGTCATTGAGTGAGACATAAAATATATTATGTAATATGGATCCATCTTCTGTTCTCAAATCTAATAATTTATCGCAAGCGTCGTCTATATCAGTTCTGCTTTTACTATTCACATAAATTTTAGCAATTACGCTCGCAAGAGTTTTACCATTTTGCAGGTCAGTAATAATACTGAAATCAGATATCATAAAAGATACTGCTATTTCTCCAGTATCATGCTCAGGTATATAGTCACAATAAACATTTCCAGCATTATTTATTCTTGCGGAAATCCACTCTTTTATACTTGATCTAATTTCAGATATCATTATAAGCCTTATGTTGTTCTATAATGTGATTCGTTATTTTGACTATCTGATTCAATAGTCAAAATAATACAATTAGTATCATAATCTTCAGATATGTTTATTATATTATAAATTCTATTACCATATCTTACTTTTTGAGTAATGTTTATGCCGGAAATAAATCTAATCATAACAGTAAACATATCATCACTAATCAATGCTCCATTCCGAAGCATCTCTCTAGTAGTAATAGGTCGGATATTTGCCCAGACAGAAATGTAATCAGTTAAATCATAATTTAGAATATCAATTCTTCGATTTAATTTTCCACTCTCGATCATACATTACAAATCCTGTATATATCCAGTATGAACTTTACTGCTGGAGGGATATCTGCATTATTAGCACCTGCTGAACGATTATTATAATTCCAGTCTATTAGCATCAATTCGGCTATTCTAATATCGTCAGTATAATAAATTCCATTATCAGATAATTCAGCATCAGGGTCTGTTTCTATAGGTCTATTAACATACCTGCATATAAAGTTATATGCTGAATTCTCCATAGATAATAACAAAGAATCCTCTATATCATTATCTATACGAGAATATAATTTAATATCAGATACAGTAGGACGACTCATATTAGTCCTCTACGATGTAAATCTAAAATTACTGCTGGTAATTCACTTGCTTCGTATTCGCCTTTATCCAGTATCTTGACAGTAAATCCATCTTCACTGTATTTGATAGGCTTCTTAATAGTTATATAAGCACCTTTTTTATTGATTTTAGGTGCTTCTTCTCTAGTAAGTTTTTTCTGCATATCAGACTCCAAAAAGGCGGTGAATATTCACCGCCAGCATCAAACAATGGATAAATTAGGCACTAGTAACTGCAATAGTAAGAACTTTCAACGCCCTGTAGTCCTGCACCAGACCACCAACTCGCTTAATTGAGTACAGTCCGATGAAAGGCTTATTAGTCAAATCATCTCTCACTACCCCGATCCCTGGTCTATCCAGTACTGCATAACCTGCTTTCATATCACCAAAAATGATAGGATTAGAAGCAGATGCTACATCTGGTAAATAATCATCAATTACTATCGGATATCCCAGCAGGCGAACTGGAGCATCTGTAGCAACATCTACATCGCCAAATACTCTTCTCTGAGTACTATCTTTCAATAACTGCTGGAGGTCAGTATAGGTATTAGTATTCATGTACCATTTAGCATTCGGTCTATATACTGCATTGAGCGAATCCTTAATTTTGATAAGTGAATTAAGAGTAACGTCAGTAGCAGATTCAGAATTAACTTTCTGCAACTCATTCCATGTACGAGTTTTATCACCAGCAGTACTGAGGGTATAGGTCAGAATACCTTTTGGCTTATTAGTACCATTTCCAGAAATGAATGCAGACTCTTCTTTATCTGCAAAAGCATTAGCCAAATCTCTGACAAAAGCATTCTGAACATTATACCAACTGTCTGCGAGGAAACGCTGTGAATACATAGGAAACGCATATAATTCACCGAGTTCAGCAGTAATCATATCATACGTCTGTGCATTTGTCTGTGGTCTGGATGAAGTCTCACCTACCCAGTCAGCATCAATGCCTGTTTTCTTATATGGACGTTCGTACTTATTACCCTCTGGAGTAAGGATAGTAGCATTTCTGCGAATAACAGACTGTACATTGAGTAATTCAATAACTCTCTTATCAAGTCCATCTGGAACTAAATACCCACCTTGAGCGTTAGTTCCTGTATTTCCTGCGACTGGAGGAGTAGGATCATCACGCATAGCGACACCTGCACGAATATAGTCGTGAAAGGCTCGTTCGTAATTATCGTTATTCTTTTCCTCAGTAGAAACAGAAGAAATTTTCGGAGTCTTAATATCCGCAATTTCCCTCTTCAGTGCGTCAATTTCTGACTGCATTCTAGTCATATCTTCATTCAGTTCAACATTATTTTCCTGCATGGTAAAATCCTCATTCTTTACATCAGTTACAATAGCCTGCTTATTCGCTGGAAATGTTACAAGTGAACACTCCACCAGCGAAATTTTACGAATTCCGTATGCTTTTCTCGTCTTATCCCAGATAATATCTTTATCAGACACTCTAAAACCTATAGAAAGTCCTCTTACTGACCTATCCCTAGCATGAGCAAGAGCAGAAACGGCAAAAGGGTCTTCTAGTGTGAATTTTGCAGTACCTTTCAGTCCTTTATCATCGCTATTCAATAAAACCCAACTGCCAATCGGCTGATCGGAATTATGTTGCCATAACAACGGCAAATAGCCTGATTCTTGAAACTGCTGGATAGCATCGTCAAAAGCACCATCCATCATATAAGTACCGTATGAATCGATATCATTATATGTGGAAAGGTATCCAGTCAATTCTCCGTTTTCAGATACAGAATCTAATTCGATATTTCTGTACTGGATAGATTCAGTTATTTCTCTAATATCCATTAAATACTCCATTACGCATTATATATTATTGCACATTATTTATAAAATATCAAATTCCGTCACTATTAGGATTGATTATTTTCCCATCTTTATCCATATAAGCGGTATTTAGAGGTAATCTGCGAATATCACCTCCTTCACACTTATTCATGCCTAATATATTAAGAGCGTCATTTATAGTAATTACGCCCATATCAATAAGCGATTTAACATAATTGACCTGTGATGCACTGTCACCTCGCAATAAACTGGATAAATCAAATTTGAATCTATATTGTTTCTGCATTTTTGCAGGCAATAATTGAGTATTAAGTCTCTGCTCTATCCTGCGAATATACGGACTAAGACTATAATTCACAAACTGTAGATTCTGTTGTTCGATATTGCTGAAAGTAGCGTGATCCATATTTGCTACCAAATGAGGAGGTATTCTAAACACGCCACAGATTTCATCCCTGTCATACTTTCTAGACTCAATAAACTGTGCATCAGTTAGGGATATTCTAAACTGCTGGTATTTCAGTCCACCGTCCAAAATCATCGGTTTTCCAGCGTTTCTTGAGCCTACATAGTTATCATAAAAAGCATCTCTGATTATCTTGTGCGTTTCTCTATCCAGTTTCTGATCGCACGTAAGGACACCACTGGTAATAGCACCATTTTGATATACAGAACTCGCTAATTCTTCAGTAGTATTTGCGTTGTTCATAAGTCGGTTAACCTGCCCTATAGGACTGATACCGTGCAGTCCGTCAAAGGCATTTAATCGTATGTGCAAAACTTCTCTATCAGTACATACAATACTTTTAGTTTCTCTCTTATTCTCAGTCCCGTTCACAGTAATTACATATTCAGGCTTATTAGTGCCTGCTATGTAATTGCAGGATACAGAACTATTTGCCAGCGGTATTAACTCAATAACCTCATCACCAACTCTAGCAATATACGCATAAAAATTACCATATACGTCCAGACACCATGAAGCAAGTTCTATAAATTCTGTAGAGGTCATCCACGAATTTGGATTAGAATGTAACAACCTGTATAGACTGTTATTATATGCGATTTCTTTACCTCCGTCTGGAAGTATCCTGTATAGTCGGAGTGGAAGCATAGCAAGTGATTCAGCACGAACACGAATACACGAATATACTGTAGATATCCGCATAGCAGTATCACTAGATATGCTATTCACTGAAGAACGGGATAATATATCAGAAATAGAATAATCTCTGACAGATAAATCATTATTTGATTTATTTCCCTTAATAGTCTGCATAAATTTCTCTATAATGCCCATCTGAATCCTCATCGCACCAAATCATCATTCTGCCTATTGCCATAATAGCACAAATACATCCGTCTATTTTATTTTCGGCTCTCAAATTCGCCTTTTTAGGAAAATCATTACCATTATTATCCGTCTTAGACTCTACATTCGCAATATTCCAAGCCAGACACTCATTCCCGTCATAGTGAAATCTACCAGCGGTAATAGCCGAATTCATTTCTTTCATAGCAGGACTGAAAAATGCAGTAGTCTTACTGAATTCAATAACATTCAGTCCATAGTTTTTCTCACATTCCTGCTCCATCTGTAAAGCATTATATGAGTCAAAAATAACTTCTTTCGGATGAAATATACCTGCTCTTTCTGCGATTATTTCAGTCATATCCAGATAATTCACTTCAAAACCATCAGACACATTGAGTATTTTCCCACATTTACAATTCTTATTGTTCGTTTGTGCAAAACGTTCATAATATATATGATTCAAATTCTCATTATCCAGCATTGTGGCTTCCGGTAGAAAGAATTCTGGAAAAACGTAATAATGATTATCCCCGTTTTCATTTCTGCAAAAAGCAACACATATACACCCTAGATCCAACTTACTGCTCAAGTCTACAGATATAACACAATCACAGCCGATAAAGTCATTTATAGATAATTCGCTATTAGCACATTTAGTCACTGCCTGCATATCAAAATAATTCATACTAGCATTTACCCAGCAGTCTAAATGTTTGGTCAAAAATTTCACTCTTGCTTCATTAGACTTAAATGACTTTTCACACTGACTCAATAAATAGGTTTCTTTTACAGATACGCCAAAATTTGGATTAGCCTTTTTAATAATTCTCAAATTTTCATTTATTACCATCTGCTTTTCTGCATCCTGATAATCATTAGGATTATATATATTTTCCCTGTCTTCTTCGTCTATAGTGTATATTCTTGAAAATAGAATATCGTCCTGTACTGTACCAAGTATATTCGCAACGTTCTCATCGTGTTTTTGCTTGCAGAAAGAAAATAAATCATATCCAGCAGTAGTAATCATCAATATCAAAGGCTGGTCCCTAGCACCTAAACCAGTCTGCTGAGACTCATACAGTCCACCGTCCAAATGCTGGTGAATTTCATCCAGTATTGAGCAATGCGGACTACCACCGTCGATAGGAACTCCGACTATCGGCTCAAAAATACTGCCATCTTCAAGTGATATGGACTCTATCTTGATATCCGGTCGGTATTTCTTCATCAGTCCCTGATTTCTCATAAGCATAAGTCTAGCAGGTTTGAATACCTCCATCGCCTGCTTACGATTTTTAGCACCACAGTACACTTCAGAACCAGACTCATTATCTGCCATGAACATATATAAGCCAGTGCCAGCACCGATAACTGATTTACCGTTTTTACGAGGTATTTCCAGATATGCTTCATTATATCTTCTATATCCTGTCTCTTTATAGACCCATCCAAAAATACCACAAATGATATCACACTGCCACGGTTCTAGAACAATTTTGGCATTACACGAACCCCATCTACCTTTGACGTGAGACAGTGTTTCAATGAAGAACGCTGTTCTTTCTGCCTTAATGGGATCAAAACGATATTTGAAATCTTCATCGTACTGTTTGTATAGCAGTTCTTCCAGAAAAGATTCGCAACTTGCTATTATCAGCCTGCATCGCTCAATTTTTCCAGATACCACGTCATTACAGTATTCAATCTGCTTGATAACGTGCTTGAAGCCTTTTGCATAACTGGGAACGTCCTTTAGTCGCTTTAATCGACCGTAGTATTTCTTAATATCCGCATCAAAATTCTTCATACGTATCCATATCTATAATAGAACGACCGTTATTCTCCAGCATACAATCGTATATTTCAGATTTTGGATCTAAGGTTAGTGACTGATAACACTTTAGGAAAGTTTCTGTAAAAGATTTACGCAATACGTGAAGAAGCGGTCTGTACGTTCCGTCATCGTTTCTGGTAACATATCCTAAATCAATCAATTGTTCAGTAGTGGCATGAGCCAGTGACATATACTGTACTGCCTGACTTACAATAGGCAAATGATTATACTTGAGTTTACCTCTGTTAATTAGTGTCTTGCAGATAAGTTTCCAGTAGTCGCTAGCACGAGGAAAGTCTTTAATCTCAATAGGACACGGTGGAACCCTTGCTACATTTTCATCAATATGAACATCAGGCAAGTTTCTAGGAGTTCTACCAGCGGTCGAACTGCCCTTTCTTCTGATCTGTACTGATACTTTTTTCAATTTTTTATTCCTTATATGTAATTTAATGACGTATTTGACCCAATTTGCTCAAAAAATTTTAACTGTG